ACCTTGTACACGATGCAGACGGAGAACTGACAAGCTATCAAGAGGGCGGCATTTATGAGGATTTGGACAACATTTCGGAGAACATTGGAGCAATAGACACAAAGGTCAAAAGCTTTGATGCAAGGGAAACGGCTATTTATAACGCCATACAGGACAACAGCCTTATAGCAAGAAAAAATGCAAGGGTTGAGGAAAATTCTATAATAATTACCAACGATACAACCACAGAAGACATCGCAAATCTGCTGAATTATCTACAACTTAATGCTGATTCTATTATGATTTACGGCGACGGAGATTCGATTGTAACAATAGCAAAGACTGAAGGTAATGCTGGTTATATGGAAATGGCAGGAACATCTTTGCTTATAGCACAGGAGTCAAGGCTTTCCACGATTAGATTGAGGTCAGCAGACAAAATTGGAAGCCTTGCCTTTGTTGCAAGTAGTGACGGTCATGTGTCGTTAAGGGAGGTGCTGGATTAATGTCAACAGTATATTCGGGATATTCGAAAGGGTGGAAACCAGTTGGTTCAGACATCTACAAGAAATACAGGGCAAGGCTTGATTATAGTTTAGTATCGGAAACAGCTACCACAATAACCTACAGGGCGGTTCTTTATGTAAATATAAATTCGTCTGTTAATGCGTCATATTCAGGAACACTTAACATCAGCGGCACAACATACACTGGTTCATGTAAAACGGTGTTCGGTGAAACCAATACGGTAACTTGCGTTAGTGCCAAGACGAAGACATTCAATAAAGGAGCAACGGCAACTACCGCCACAATAAAGGGTGGTGTACGGTCATCAAATGGCTCATGGACAGGAGCAACAGTAACGGCATCAGCCACAGTAACAATTCCTGCTCTTGCACCTGCTACCATTACATTCAATGCCAACGGTGGTTCGGGTTCGGTTTCGGCAATCAGCACTTATGTTGGAGTTGCTAACACTATTCCGTCTAACAGCCTTACACGCACAGGATACACATTCAACGGTTGGAACACAGCAAGCGATGGAAGCGGCACGGCATATGCGACAGGCTCAACCATTACACCATCGGGCGATGTAACATTGTATGCCCAGTGGAAAACAACCTTTGTAAAACCTGAAATTCAGAACCTTTTGGCGTTCAGAACTGCTAATGCAAGCGGTGGAGCATCACCAACAGTTACAAGCACAGGCACAACAGGATTCTGTAAGTTCCAGCTTGTCGGCGGTGCAAATTATACATTCACAAGTGCAACGGTTCAGTTTGGCACGGCTACGGCAAAATCAATGAAAAAAAGTGGTACCACTGTATACGAATATTCAACAGTCGGTTCAATCGCTCAAGCGTCAGCGTATACGGTCAAGGTTACAGTCGTTGTTAAAGGAACAGACGGAGTATCAAGGACATACACTGATTCGACATATATATCAAAGTCAGTTCCTGTATTCGATGTGGCGAGCAATGGTAACTGTTTTGCGTTTTTCGGACCTGCTATAGATGGTCAGACAGACCCAAAACTTTTAATCAATGGGGAACTATCATTTGGTACAGAAGCAGCTGTGGCGAAAGCGATAGCAAATCTCGGTTTAACTGGAGCAGAAACAAAAAAGCTATTGTGGACTAATGCAAGCCCGACAAGCACATTTGCGGCACAGACGGTGAGTTTGGCTTTAAGTGGGTATGATGCGGTTGAAATCGAATACTATGCGTCTACAAGTAAAGCAGTTTTAGACGTAACCAAGAAAAAAATTGGTGCATCTTCTATGCTAACGGGTTACCTTAACCCTCAATCCACAAATGGATATATCAATCTTCTTTCACGTTTGTTTGATGTGACTACAAGTGGAATTACATTTAAAGGGGGATTTGCCAAAAGAACGTCTGACTCTTCCACCACTTCGAATAATAACAGTTACTGCGTACCATACAAAATTTACGGCATTAAGGGGGTGTAAACAATGTATAGTTTAAATTTAGATACAGATAACAGAATATTATCGGCTTGTGTATGCCTTGAGGGTTTTGAGTATACGAACATTGTGGATGCACTTCCTGAAGGTGATATATCAGATTACAGGTACGCTGACGGTGAATATGTTTATGACCCTCTGCCAGAGCCAGAGCCACAGCCAGAAGAACCAACGGCAGACGATGTGATTGATGCACTTCTCGGGATAGGAGGTAGCGGCAATGAATAGATTACAATCGGCAGAACAATTCAGAAAGGCATTGCAGATGTATGCTCAAACTCTCACAGATGAACAGGCAATGGAAATAGCAACGGTATATCCAGCCTATGAAGTGGGCAGAGCATACACAACAGACGAGATGTTTACATACGGCATTAACGATGTAGGAGACCCACAGCTTTACAGGGTGGTGCAAGACCATACATCGCAGGAAGATTGGAAGCCTGACAGCACTCCTGCACTTTATACGGCAATCGGGTTGAATCCGCAGGGCTATCCGACATGGTCAAGACCGACAGGCTCGCACGATGCTTACAACACAGGCGATATTGTGGACTATAACGGAACTCTGTATAAGTCTCTGATAGACGGTAATGTGTGGTCTCCTGAAGAGTACCCAGCGGGATGGGAAGAGGTGACAGTATGAAATTTAACGAAATGACAATCGAACAGCTGAAGGCATACAGGGCGAGCGTTGAAGCATACGGCACAGCAAGAGAACTGTATGAAGTGGAAATGAGAATAAAGGAACTTGAGGGCAATCACTAAAGATTGCCTTTTTTAGTGCAAAGAAAGGAAAGGTATCGTTATGAAGAAATCGTTAGTTACAGCAATAGTATCCGTGATTGTGTTCATTCTTCTTGTAATCAACACAATTTTCGACACAAACCTTGAAGTCCCTGCGGATATTCTAGAGTCGGTAGCGGTGCTTATCGCAACAGGAATAATGTGGTTCATATCACACTACTACAATCAGGACTATTCAGCCGTCGCAAAGAAGATTACCCCGATAATGAGAAAAGCAAAGAAGCTGGCAAAGAACGGAGATAACTCACTGCTTGACTCAATAGAAATACTCGTTAAAGAGTGGGGTGGCAAAGATGATTAACGCAATATACATTCTACCAACCAAGACTGCAAGCTGCCCTGTTTTTGGCGACAAGGCAATCGCAAAGAAAATGAATGTTCCGTGGGGCAAGCATAAAGTCGGAGACATTGTGCTCTTCGACTTTAACGGCAACGGAACATCAGACCATGCAGGTATCGTCATTGGTGTTAGCGGCAATACAATCACAACGATTGAGGGCAACACAGGAATCGGCAACAACACGAACGGCGGACAGGTCCAGAAGAGGACAAGAAGCAGGGATGTTGTCAATTATTTCGTCAGGCCAAAATACAACGAAGATGTAACTGCAGACATGGTAATAGCCACTGCAAAGGCAGAAATCGGGTACAAGGAATCACCTAAAAACTCGAACAAGACAAAGTACGGCAAGTGGATAGGCGCAGACGGACAGCCCTGGTGCTGTTCTTTTGTTTGTTGGCTGTTTGCGCATCTGATTAATACAAAGGCGCCTGTTAATCAGCCGGTGAAGAGTGAAAACAAATCTCAGAATAACAACTATGTTATAGGAAAGACATACACTATCAAGGCGAAGTCAGGACTGTATGTACGGACAGGTGCAGGAACTAAATATGCAATTAAGAAAGTCAATGACATGACAGCAGACGGAAAAGCCCACTGCACAAGAAGGAGCTCATCTGATAACGCAGTCCTGAAAAAGGGCACACGAGTAACGGTGCTGGCGGTTAAGAAGTCCGGCAAAGAGACTTGGATTCGCATTCCGTCGGGCTGGATCTGCGCAATACAGAACGGGGCAGTATATGTAAAGTGAGGTAGGCAAGAATGACAGATGCTTTAATTTCAGCAGGAGCGGCAATACTTGTATGCGTGATTTCGAACTATTTTCAGAACAAGAAAACGACTGCGCTTATGGAATACAAGATTGACCAGTTGACCAAGAAGGTAGATTTACACAATAACGCCATAACACGCCTGTATGAGGTAGAGAGAAGGCTTGGAATTGATGAGGAAAAAATAAAGGTCGCCAATCATAGAATTAAAGACTTGGAGAAGTAATTGTATTAGTAATTAAATAGTGTTATTTTCGTTTCCGGAGGGTAGCATTGCTACCCTCTTATTTTTATTTCTGCGCTATCCACATAATAATAGAGCCGTGATATGAACTGCGAGTTTGTGGGCTTTCCGTGCATGTTCCGGAACAAAAGATTGATGGTCTTATTCCTGTCCTGTTGCCAGCAGAGAGCAATGGCATTTCTGATACACCGTTCCACGGAGCAGGGTGTTGTATCATACATCTGCGCTATCTCGTCATATAGGCATTTTAGGTGCCCGCTGTAGTCGTCCCCATTTTCAATGCAAATAAGCAAGGCGTTCTCGATGTATTTGAATCCGAGCAGATTCGTCGGCACATTCAAGTCGAATAATGTGTTTCTGATATTGTTTAACATAATTCCTCCTCTAACAAACCAATACCGTAATCTAATCATAAAGAATAGTTTGACAACTTAAAATATCGGGCGTAACATTAAAATTGTAAAATTTTGTCGAATTTATGTCATTGATGACAAAGAGGTAATTATGCTCGGCAAGAATATAAAAGCAATGATGCGCATGAGGGGCATCAACTGCAGGGAGCTGTCAGAGGCTTCTAATGTGCCCATAGAGACAGTGAGAAATATCTACTATGGGAAAGTTAAGGACCCCAAGATATCAACCGTGATAGCCTTTTCAAGGGCTCTTGGCTGTACTGTCAATCACCTGATGGGCGATGAGGTGTTCACTTCTAAAGAGATTAACTTAATTGAGAACTACAGGAAGTGCGGAACGCACGGCAAGGCCATTATGTCGCTAATAGGAAGATATGAAGCAATGACGGCCAAGCACGACGGAGAAACGCCGCACATTGTCCCTTGTTTTGTGCCGGAGGGTGTAATGGTGGACGGCTTCGAATACAAGAGCAGTGAAGTCGTTGATGTTGAGACGGATATACCGGACGCATACACGGCCATCAAGGTTAACAGCAATAATTATATGCCGTCGTTTTGCAAAGGCGATATTATCCTTCTTGAGGACCGGTTCCCGGAGAACGGAGAGCGAGCTGTTTTCGTGATAAACGGCGTCGGGTACTTCCGACGATTCATTGAAAAAGACGGGCGAAACACTATGCGTTCAATCAGTCGTCACGGTGACGATATAGTCATAAAAAGAGCCGACGAGGTAAACTGCGTCGGCACTTATATCGGAGTAATTAAGGCGTAAAAGGTAGCGCTTATTTTTTTTGGTAAGTAACGTATAAGTAACAAATTTACTACCAAAACCCTTTAAGAATGGGTATTTTTCAACGATTTCAGATATTATATCGGTAATTCGCAGATATACATAGAATAAACCAACCCGCAAATTAAAAACAGCTTAAAACCTTGATAAATGTGCATTTTTCAACGCTTTTAGCTGTTTTTTGTTTTGTCTAAAATGCTTAAAAAACACCATAAAATCTTATTAAAAAGTAACACGTAAGTAACAGATTTATAGGGTATATTTGTCGATTTCCGCAACCAAATCTTCAATCATTGCGTGAGTGTATGTGTCCTGTGTAAGGTCTTGGGCGGAGTGTCCGATAATCTTCTTAACAAGTATCGGATTCATTCTTGATGCGGCTGCGTATGTTGCGAATGAGTGTCGGCACTCGTGCGGTGTATGCCTCATGCTAAAAGCATCGCACATAGGCTCAAAGAACGATGTCAGGTATCCGTTATAGTCAATCTTCTTATCCTTGTTGTTTCTAAAAATATACCCTGTACTATTTAATACAATCCGTCTTTTTATCAGCGGAATGATTTTTTTATGAACCGGCACGATACGACGTGCGGCGGCTGTCTTTGTTCCTCGCAGATCTAACCATCTTTCCTCAAGGTGTATGTCCTCTGCCTTGAGCTCCAGAAGCTCACTGATACGCATTCCTGTATATAGCATAATGACAACCGAATCCATCAGAGCGACGCCGGAAACGGCGCTTTTTCGTTCTGACTTATGCACCCATTCAAGGTTATCCCACACAACCTGAACCTCTTCCCTTGTGAAAGGTTTCTTCTCTTTTGACTCTTTTTCAGAAGTGATCTCGACGAATTTCGAATAATCTTTTTCAACGAAGTTGTTTTTATCGGCAATCTTGTAAATTGCGTGGAACAGTTTCAGCAGATTGTTTTGTGTTGATTTAGACTTATCTGCATATTCATTGACAACATTCTGCATATGAGTTGTTACTATCTCATGCATCCTCATGTTGTACAGGCTCCCGCACTTCTTGTATGCACCCTCATACGATGCCTTTGCACCCGGCTTCATCTTGTCAATCTTTTCTGCCTTAAAAATCTCATATACTTGCTGAAATGTGATTGCCCTTTTGTCAAGGTCGTAAGGGTTCTTGTTGTACTCTGCAAGCGCTATTTGAGCATCAGCCTGTTTCTCGTAATATCCGATAGCCACTTGATTCTGTTTTCCCTTCGGCTGCCTTGCAATGTATTCGTTATATGCAGTCTCTACCTGTTGGAACAGCTCCTCTGTCAGAGCCTCTTTCAGGAACGATATATCCCGCTTTTTCACACGCATCTCGTATCCGGTTGTGACGACTACCGCAAAAGGTCGCCTGCGATTGCCGGACAGCTTCTTGATTGTTCCATATCCGTTAGGATTTTTCATGCTGAATCACTCCTAAAAATAAAGGCGGGACATGCCCGCCTGTTTATTACATCGCTGAATCCATATAGGCATCAGTTATTTGACCGGCATACTCTTCATATACGTCGTAAAGTTTTCCTGCCCATTCTTCGTATACTTCTTGTTCGTCTCCGTTTTCTAACATAAGCTCTGCCATTTTTTCTGTGCCCTCTGTTTCGATTTTAGCGAGCTCCTCAATCTTGCTGTTTGACAGCTCCGCAAGTGCGTTTATATCGCCTGACAGTTCAGCGGCTTCCTCGTTATATTCATCAATGAGCCCTGGTGTTGCTTCTTCAATCTTCTGGGTATATTCTTCAAGGATGCTTTCGTATGTTGCCGGTTCCGTTGCCGGTTCTGAGGATTCTCCGGAATCTCCGCCTGATCCGCAAGCCGTAAACGCAAAAACCATAGCCATCATAACCAACACTGATATAATCTTCTTCATTTTCATTCCCTCCTAAAATACATAGATAACTTATTCACCGTGCGGAGAGGGTGGAGGGCGTTCGTGCTTTTTATGTCCCATATCGTTTTCCTTTATTGTCGTAAATCTTCCTGCATTTTCCGTTGTGTCTGAATATTACAGACTTGTATAATATTTTCAGAAAGATATTTCAGTTGTGAAAGGATGAAGTGCAATGACTAAAAACGAATACTTAGAATCAATCAACGAGCTTCTTTCCCAGGTTGAGAAAGAGAGCACTCTTGAATTCATTTTCGTTCTGCTGAGGAAAATAATTTAAGACTGTCAAGCATAGACTTGACAGCTAACAGCTTACCATTGTCCATCTTGTACAGAGTCAGAACTAACTCACTATACAGCTTATCAGTTTCCATTCTTATTAAGACGTCCGTAGTGGCGTCTATTTTTTTACTTGTTTCGGGCTTGTCTGATTCCCATCCCATAATATAAGCGGGAGTGGTATTTAGAGCATTAGCAATAGCAACGATTTTGCTTTGTGGCAATCCGCTTGCGTCTCTTTCAATCTTATTAATGGAAGACCTGGACTTATACCCGAGCTTTTTCGCAAGGTCGTCCTGCGACATTTTCAAGCATTCACGTCTTTCTTTTATTCTGTCACCAATTTTTCCGTTAGACATTTGTGTTTCCCTCCCGTCAACATGATTATAACCGCCTGTATAATTTTTTTCAACATTTTTTATAAATTATATTGACATAATTACAAAGGGATGGTATTATTTCGATGTTGAAAAAACTTCAACAAACAACAACGAGAAAGTTGAAAGAACTTAAACAGAGCGGGGCGGCAAATCCCCGCAGGAAGTGAGGGAGAAATGAGATACGCATTATATTTTGTCTGGAATGATGGCACTAAAGACAGCTTTAATGTAAACAGCGCAAGGGAAAGAGATTTAAACATAAAAGAGATGGTAGCACGACGAAAAGAGTTTAAAGAAATCAGCTATTGTAAAATTTACGCAAACGGTGAATATAGAGACAGGAAATATGTTTTATAAGGCGGCGGCTAAACCGCCCATACCTAATGCAGCCGAGGACGGTCACAAGCCCGTGTAAATGCAGAGTGAGTATGGAAAAGGAGGTGTAAATGTGACAAACAGCGAGGAACTGAACAAGTTAATCAAGAAAAGCGGTCTCAAGCGGGGTCATATAGCCGAAGCTATTGGAATCTCATATTACAGCCTGAACAAGAAGATTAATAACGAATCTCCGTTCAAGGCAGGCGAGATTCAGATAATGTGCGAGCTGTTAGGTATTACCGACCTCGAAGAAAAGGAACGTATTTTTTTTGCGGAAGATGTTGAAAAATCTTCAACAAAATGATGGGAGAGGTGGAGATATGAAGATAAACGAGGTGGCAGAAATGCTTGACACTACTCCGCTGACAATTCGGATAGGGCTTCAACAGGGAGTATTTCCATTCGGAGTAGCGTTCAAGAGGAGAGCAGACAGCAAGAACTACACATACATAATTTATCCCGAGAAGCTTCGGGAGTATTGCAGAGGTAAGGAAGATGAAGCGTAAGTACAGAATCAGAGAGGGAAGCTTTTTAGACTGGTTTATTTCGATAACAGCACCGATTGCGGTGGTTCTGTTTATCGGACTTGGAACAGGAATAGTTGATTACATTTAGAAAGGAGGTGTGAGCATGGGGCTTTTACCAGAGAGAATCTACATTGCTGTTGAAGCAAACGAATATGAGGAGCTAATTGCCAACAGAACACGAATGGAAATCCTGCGTGATTATGTTGAAAGCGAAATCTATATGGATAAGAACACAATCAAGTGGATTATTGGTACAAACAGAAAGGAGAAAGACAATGGCTAAACTATATGATTTAGTGCGGGAAATTGAAGATTTTGAGTTTGAAATTGACGAGGAAACAGGGGAAATCCTGAACGCAAAAGACCTTGACAAGCTGGAACTTGAAAAGAATGAAAAGATAGAACAGCTTTGCCTTTGGATAAAGAACCTGAAATCAGATGCGGCGGCATACAAGGCAGAAAAGGACAGCTTTGCAAAGAAGCAGAAGGCTGCGGAAAACAAGGCTGAATCTATCAAGAATTACATTGCGTACATACTGGCAGGGGAAAAATTCAAGACTGATAGAGTCACAGTCAGCTACAGAAAATCAGAACAGGTTGAATGCCTTGATATGTCACTGGTTGATGATGATTACCTGCGGTTCAAAGAGCCTGAACTTGACAAAGCGAAGATCAAGAAGGCGCTGAAGGACGGCATAAATGTGGGCGGATGTATGCTGGTTGAACGGCAGAACATGAACATCAAGTAAGAATTATAGAAAGAGAGATAAAAACGATGGAAAAGAATCTTGAGTTATATAACAAGGTGCGACAGGTGCCGGAAAACGCACAGAAGACAATAAGGGGCGGCAGGCTCAAGGGAATGACGGACATTAACCCGATGTGGAGAATCAAGACTCTGACAGATCTGTTCGGGCCCTGCGGCATCGGTTGGTATTACGAAGTAAAGGACAGATGGATTGAGTCGTCAATGAGTAATGAGGAAATCACAGCCAATGTGCTTATAAGTCTGTACATAAAGAACGAGGGCGCATGGTCGGCACCTATTCAGGGCATCGGAGGCAGTAAGCTCGTTGCTAACGAAAAGCAGGGCTTATATGTCAATGACGAGTGCTTCAAGATGGCTCTTACAGACGCCATTTCGGTAGCGTGCAAGGCTCTTGGCGTTGGTGCGGACATTTACTGGTCAAGCGACAACACAAAGTACATTGACACGAAAAAAGAGAACTTCGAGCAGGAAATGGAAGCCGAAAGAACAAAGCTGATTGACAAGGGCAAGCAGAAAGTACTCCTGCAGATGGCTGAAAGCTACGGCGTTTCCCTTGAGACAATATTGCAGAACTACGGCATTAAAAGCCTTGACGAAATGACCGCTGAAATGTACGGCAATGCTCTGAACAGGCTTAACGCAACGGGTAAAAAGTAATGGAGTGTACAGGTAAGTTGTGCGAAGTCAGTAAGGACTGGAGGAGCAGGCGGTTCAAGCTGACATTCGAAGTCGCAGAGGATGTCACAGGCTCAATAGATAAGCTGTCAGAGTGCGAGCGGTTGAGCATCAAGGTTAAAAAGTACAGAGAAAAGCGAAGCCTTGATGCAAACGCCTACGCTTGGGTCCTTATGCAGAAGATAGCAGAGGCAACGCATCAGGAAAAATGGGATGTTTACCTTCAATGCCTGCAGCGGTACTCCAGAGCATTTACGCACGTGATTGTCAAAGAAAATGCTGTTGAGAAGATGAAAGAGCTCTACAGAACCTGCGTTGACCTGGGAACCGTAACGGTGAACGGACAGACCGGGCATCAGCTACAAGTCTATTACGGCAGTAGCACCTTCGATAGCAAGGAGATGTCAGTGTTCATTGACGGTATTGTGTCGGAGTGCAAAGAGCTTGGCATTGAGACTATGACACCACGAGACCTGGAGGTGATGAAAACAGCATGGCAAAACGGCTGAAATCAGTTTTCACGGAGGATATGGACACTTGCATATATACAGGAAGCCCGTATGTTGAGCGCCATCACATATACGGCGGCTTCAATAGAAAGAAATCTGAAAAGTATGGCTTTGTGGTTCCGCTCCGGTACGACCTGCATCCCAACGGAGCGAGAGCAGATGCACGGTTTGCAAAGGACATAGACGACCACTTGAAGCGGAAAGCACAGAAGTATTACGAGGAACACATAGGAACAAGGGACGATTTTATCCGTGAATTCGGAAAGTCGTACCTATAAGGAGGAGTTATGAATTTAGTTTTAATTAGTGGGAGATTGACAAAAGATCCAGAGGTTAGATACACAACAGGAACGCAGATGGCTGTTGCAGTGTTCACACTGGCGATAGACCGGGGCAAGGATAAGAATGGCGAAGATATGGGAGCCGATTTCCCGAGGGTTACGGTTTTCGGTAAGCAGGCGGAAAACTGCGAGAGATACCTTGCTAAAGGTTGCCGTGTAGCAGTACAGGGCAAGATACAGACCGGCTTATATGAGGACAAGAACGGTCAGAAAGTCTTCACAACGGATGTTATTGCACAAAGGGTAGAGTTTATCGACTTCAAGGAAAAAACCCCGCAGAACGCAAATCAGGGCGTCTATGACGATACTCGGCAGGGGTTCTCAAGCCTATCAGAAGACGACATCCCATTCGCATAGGAGGGAGCAATGGTTAACTCGAGACAAAAGGGAGCCCGATTCGAACGGCTGCTTGCGTCAAGGCTTCGGGATTATGGGTACGATTGCCGGAGAGGACAGCAATACTGCGGAGCTAATGGCGATGCAGATGTTGTGGGTCTTCCCGGTATCCACATCGAAGCAAAGGCCGTTGAACGGATGAGCCTGTATGACTGGATGGCGCAGGCGAAACACGATGCAAGGGACGGAGAACTTCCCGCAGTATTCCACAAGAAGAACAACGCCAAAATTCTTGTAACGATGGAGCTTGACGACTTCATGACCATATACCGGGAATATGAAGCCGGGAGAGGAGATAACGATGGATAACTTGAAAAAATTGAGCGAGCTCGTTCACGACATCCTCGTGAAAAACGAAAAGGCTCGCAACAGCGACACATATCTTTATTACATAGTCTGCAACGAGAAGCTGAGGAGCAACGGACACGACATATCAAAGATTACTCTTGCCGATTCACTTCTTCACAGAGATGAGCTTGGACTTCCTCTGTTCGAAAGCGTGAGACGCACAAGGCAGAAAATACAGCACGATAATCAGGAGCTTGCCGGTTCGAAGGAAGTTGAAGCTTTCAGATCTAAAAACGAGAAGGAATACAGACAGTACGCAAGGAGCTGACAATGGCAGACAGGAGAATGTTTTCTAAAAGAATAATAAACAGTGCCCGGTTCTTAAAAATGCCGGTAAGCACACAGTGCCTGTACTTTCATCTTGGACTACACGCAGATGATGACGGAATTGTTGAAGCCTATACAATCATTAACTCTGTTGGAGCGTCTGAGGACGACTTGAAAGTGTTAGTCGCAAAAGGGTTTGTCACAGTGCTTAATGATGACCTTGTTACATACATAACCGACTGGGCGGAAAACAACAAGATAAGGTCAGACAGAAAGGTTGACAGCATATATAGAGACCTACTGCTCCAGGTGTTACCCGATGTAAATATACAGCAGAAAACAATGAGGGCGGATGTCAGAAAGAAGCTGGACGTCCAATGGACGTCCAATGGACAACCAATGGACGGCGTAGGAAAGGATAGGATAGGAAAGGATAGGTTAGGAGAGGTTAGGGAAGGTAAGGACAGGTTAGGTGAGGAGAAAGCAATAGTATCTGTCGATACTATTTGCTCCAATGACTTGGAGCGTATATCCGAAGCCTGGAATTCACTTTCCGATGTTGGTATCACTCAGATTCGGGGAATCGTTGGGGGCACAAAGAGATATTCGCAAGTAAGAAAGCGTGTTAATGATTATGGAATTGATGCGGTATTAGTGGCCATACACAAAATCAGAGACAGCAAGTTCCTTCAGGGCAAAGCAACGGACTTCACGATTACCTTCGACTGGTTTATAAGGCCGAATAATTTCATAAAGGTGTATGAGGGAAATTACGACGATAAAATCAATCGCACCGGTAACAGGGGCGCCGATATGTTGGAGAAGTCGTACGAGATGATGAAGGAGTGGAGCGAGACAGATGGATAAGCGAGAGTTTGCGATTTTTGCGGCAGCGTTAAAAACCTATTACCCAAAAGAGACCCTTTTGCCGAATCCGCAGGCAATGGAGCTTTGGTACAGGCAACTCCATGACATTCCTTATCAGCTTGCAGAGATGGCTCTGAATAAGTGGGTCGCAACCAATAAATGGTCGCCGTCCATTGCGGAGATTAGGGAACAGGCATCGGCTATTAAGAACGGAGAAAAGCAGTTGTGGTCGGACGGTTGGGAAGAAGTGCTGAGGGCAATATCGAAGTACGGAATGTACAAAGAGACGGAAGCGCTGCAGTCAATGTCAGAGCTTACGAGAAAGGCGGTAAAGCGGCTCGGATTCAAGAGTATATGTATCTCTGAAAATATAATGGCGGACAGGGCAAATTTCAGAATGATATTTGAGCAACTGTCGGACAGAGAGAGCACGGCACAGCAATTGCCGGCAGACTTGCAGAATCTGATTTCAGATTTCCGACTAAAACTTGCGGAGCCAAAAGAAAGGAGCGGAGATGGTTGAGGTTTATGTAATAGGCACGGAGCCTGTGCCGTACTGGTGCAGGCGACTGATAACGCCGTACAGGAGGTTGGACGGCGGCACAGGTTACGAATTCCACGGCAAAAGAACCGACTTTAATCTTCAAGCCGGCGATGAGCTTGAATGGAACGGCTACGAAATCCACGTGAGGAGTTATGCACATGATTGATGTCCAGAAATATCTATACAGATTGCGAGACATAAACGAGCTGATTATGGGCGTTGCAGATGAGATAGAGCTGTGGAAGGTTATCGCAATGAAGACCACCGCCCAGGTTCAGACGGTCAACATCGGCGGAGAGCTTCACGCAGTTGAAAAGGTCCAATCTTCCGGGAGCGGTGATTCTATGGCGGAAGCTGTCTGCAAGTATGTGGATCTTGAAGCAGAACTCGGCGCAGAAACGGCGGCACTCATAGAAGAGCGGCAGAGCATCATTGCCACAATAAAGAAGCTCCCGGCGAGAGAGTACCGGCTGATAAGGCTCATGTATGTTGGTACTGTAGCTCGTAGTGGAGAAATCGTATATATGAGCTTGAAACAGGCGGCGGCAGATATGGGGATATCGAGACGGACGGCAACAGGAATACACGGGAGCGCCCTTGACAGGCTCAGGAAGATTTTGAAGGAGGATAACAGTGGATATTAAGTTATTGCGTGCCGTAATTGAGGAGTTCGGCGCATACGAAGAATATGTATCATTCCTGCACAAAAGCAGCGACTGCGATAAGTGCGAGTATTTCAGAGACTGCGAGAAGCAGTGCGGCAGGAACATATACGAGGAGGAAACGAAATGAGAAAAGAAGACGCACCAACAAAAGCGGAACTGTGGGAACAGGTTATAAAGCTGACAGATATGTGCATTGACAAGGCTTGGCAGTACGGATACGAAGCAGGACAGAGAAGTGCGTTTGAAGCAACAGCCGGGATTATAGAACTTGATGACATTGAGGAGGACAAGGAATGAAGAACTACGAGAAATATGCAGATGAGATAAAAAAATATAAAGGAGTTAACTTTTGCAAAGACTTTGTTAAGCCAAACATTCTGAAGTCAGAAGTTTGTGGTGGTCTGGCTTGTGGAGCATGCTATATGCTTCAGACGATATGGCTTATGGAAGATTACGAAGAACCCGAAACTGACTGGAGCAAGGTTGAAGTTGATACACCGATACTGGTGAGAGAGTCCGAAGATGAAGAGTGGCTGAAAAGACACTTCGCTAAATATGAAAATGGAAAAGTATATGCGTGGCAGGCTGTATGCACAAGTTGGACTGCACTTGATGACGAAGATGTGACAGATTGGAAATACGCAAAACTGGCAGAAAGTGAGGAAGGCGGTAAAAATGAATAATCATCAGAAAGTGACATCCGAGTGGATACCAGTAAGTGAGAGATTGCCCAAGAATATATCTACAGTTATTGTTCAGGTAAAAGAAATTATAAAGCCAACACTTGGATGGTATGGCTCTATCAATGGATGGAGATTGTTAGAAAAGGATTTTGTGGGCTTAACAGGATTTTCTGTTATTGCGTGGATGCCGTTACCAGAGCCATATAAGGAGCAGAACGATGATATTTGATGTGGAACTGCACTGCGACAAATGGAAAGACTGCAAGACCAAATGGTGTAACGGCGATGGCGGCTTTTGGTGTAATGAGGACTGCAAGGCAGGAGTTAAGCTGCCGAAGAAAAAGAAAGTCGAAAAAGTGTTGAGTAACAGTGATGTTGTGTACATCCTGTATGCCGATGGAACTTGGAGGAAGATGCAGAAGAAATGAGATTGATAGATGCTGATAAATTGCTTGAAGAATTAAGGCAGGATCGCCCACCAAGCATAAGCTACGACATACTAAGTGACACTGAATATTTCCCGACAGCCTATGATGTGGAGAATGTGGTGAAAATCCTCGAGGAAAAGGCAAGAAACTGCCAAAACAATGCTAAATACTACGGAGAAAAAGCAGAATGGATGAGTAAAGCTTATCGAGATGCGATTGAAGTGGTAAAAGGAGGTAAAAGAGGTACAGAATGAAAGACGGATTATATACAAGGCACGAAGTAGCCTGCATTATTGCTGATTTGTTCGGTGGCACTTGTGCCTGTGACTATAGCGGTAATGACGAGTGGCTGCCACAACACTGCGAGTTTGCTGACAATGTATGCCCTGATACAGTTGGTGTTGCTTGTTGGGAACAGTATTTGAAGCATATGGACAGAAAGCAGGTGAGCAGGAATGAGTAAGCTAAAAAACCCGACATTGAGAAACAGAACAGAAGAACTGTGCGAACACGCAAATAACTTTGAGGAAACATTCCAGATTGGTTACGAACTAAAAAACATAGGTAGACTGATTCAGGATATGTCAATTCATATCAGAGACTTACAGGACAAGGTTAATAGTCAAGCTGAACACATTAAAGCGTTGTTAGATAAGGCAGGTGAGCAGGAATGAAGTATAAACGCATAGAAGAGCAAGGCAGACTGATAGAAATTATCAGATGCGGTGAGTGTGAACATTTTGATACCACAGGCTGTTCTGAAGGTTGCGGATGGTGTGATATGTGGAACATTGGTAGATTTAGTGATGGTTATTGCGACAAAGCAAAGCTGGCAGAAAAGGAAGGTGCAAAATGAAAAACTATGAAAAGTATGCAGAAATAATTAAAAATTTTGATGGCAGAGCATTTTGCTCAGAATTCGTAATACCAAATATATTAAAACCATTAGGCAAAAGATGCGTAGGCATGAACTGTCAAACGTGCAATGGTTTATTCACTTTATGGCTTATGGAAGAATATGAAGAACCAGAAGAACCCGAAGTTGACTGGAGCAAGGTTGAGGTTGATACACCGATACTGGTGAAGGATTTCGAAGATAAAGCGTGGTACAGAAGATACTTTGCCAGATATGAAAACGGAATTGTGTATGCGTGGAATTGTGGCTGCACAAGTTGGAGTGAAAATATTATGACAGATTGGAAATACGCAAAACTGGCAGAAAGTGAGGAAGGCGGTAAATCAGATACGATAAATTCAGATGCAGTGAGTGTGGGTTTATAAAAGAGTTTGCAGATTGGCATGCCGCACAGTATAAATATTGTCCACGGTGCGGACAGCGTTTGGACTGGGAGGGAATAGAATGACGAACAAAGAAGCTATTGAAATGTTCAAGGCTATTATGATGGCAGAAATTGAACGCATCCCGTCTCACTACGATGCAGAAGTAGATGACGATGTATATGACGACATAAGTAAGGTTAATGAGATATTGAAACTTAACAAAATTGTCAGCAAAGCCCTTGAAAAAGCCGACAAGTACAAGTGGCACGACTTGAGGAAGAATCCCGATGATTTGCCCGAAGCTGACGGAAACAGCGAGAGTGATTATGTACTTGTTATGATTGGTACACCTGAATGGAACAGTTGGGAACAGGCTTATTACCATCACGGCAAAAGGCTGTGGTCAACATATGAGCAGAATGTATTCGCTTGGCGATATATTGAACCGTTTGAGGAGGAAGAATGATTATTGAAAAGACAGGGCTGTACGGAGAACACGCTCAAATAGTGCCGGAGTGTCTATTCGACAAGACGGTGCCGTGCAGACTTCATCCTTGTTGTGAAGCCCAAAATGTTAGCTGTTGTCACGCGTGCATATACCGCAAGTGTCCGAGCAGATGCGAGAAAGGAACGAAGAAATGATTGACGAAAGAGAACTGATAAAAACCCTGCTGCAGTGGAAAGAAAACAGCAACAAGTTTGCAGGACTGAAAGAAGACGCACTTATTGACAAGTTGATTGCAGAAATAACCAATATGTCAATAAGGACAAGGATAACTGTAACTGACTTACTGGACAATGTAAAGACAGAAATGTGCCTGCAGTGTACAAAAGCTGACAGGTGCGACGCAGAAGGTCGGGCGGTTTATTGTCCGCTTGACTGCCTGTAAGCGATTTCAAGCCCGAATCATCCGCTGAAACTGTGCGTACAATCATCACAAAACACAAACAAAGTCCTTGCAGGGTGTAAGGCATTATAAACAAACGAAACGGATGGGGCTGAAATATATCAACACAGCAAAAGGCGGCCAACTAAGTTATTTTAAGGAATTGAAAATGAATTGAAATTGTGTTATTTCCGAATCGAGGCCGCCTTTTGCGGAAAGGAGTTTTTTATGAAAAAGACAAAAGCTATTGCGGATTATTACGGTAAAGAGCATCAGACCATAAAGGCGATTGAAGAACTGGCAGAGCTGATACAGGCACTTGCCAAAGGCGAGATAGAGAACATCAAAGAGGAAATAGCGGACGTCCGTGTGATGCTTGAACAGATTGAATATTTATACGGCATATCAGAAGAAGAAATCACTCTGAGGATATGCGCCAAGTTATGGAGACAACTGGAAAGGATGGAAGGGGAAAATGGTTAGATGCGACAAGGCAATGAGGCGGTCTAAAGAAAAGCCTGTGCCGTACATAGGCAAGCCGTGGCGGTGTAACGGACAGTGCAAGACCTGCATATGCGGATTACATCAAAACGACGATGGTACCTGGAGCCATACCCCGTATCGAAAAGACGGGAGGGTAACAGAGTACAGATTATAATAAAGAGGGGCAGGCGAATAAGCCTGCTCTTTTATTTTGCTCATAATTGCGCACATTTGCGCACTATTTCCCACCACTTCCTGCACATAAAGCTATATGATGTAATCGGAAAGTCCATCGTTTTTATACAGAGCGTCCCACGGTTTATCCGTGGGGCGTTTTTTAATACAAAACTGAAAAGAGTTGATATTGTGGGATTCAATTACAAGCAGCAGTACGCAGTAGTGGTAATGTGCAAAGACGAATCAGAGCAGGAAGCTGTATATAACCGACTGAAAGCGGAGGGCTTCAAGCTCAAGGTGGTGGCTGTATGATTGAGATTCACAATAGAGTAAGTGACTTTGACTCGTACAGAGCCGCAAGAGTGAAAAGCCTGTTCAATGCGGAGAGCGGATGTAACTTTGATTTAAGGATTGAAGGTGTGGACCTTTCCGGAGAATGGAGCATTGGTGTTGTTGTCGGTCCCTCCGGATCTGGAAAGACTTCAATCGGCAAGATGATATTTGGAGACAACAAGATTGCGAGCCTGTCAGATGGATGGCACACAGACAGACCTATCGTTGATGACATTGCACCAAGCAGAGATTTCAACATCGTAACAGGGATGCTTGCATCGGTGGGGCTTGGTGATGTTCCGGCGTGGCTCCGTCCGTTTCATGTGCTATCAAACGGGGAGCAGTTCCGGGCGGGGCTTGCAAGACTTATATGCGAAGCTCCGGAGGAAGTTGTAATTGACGAATTCACATCAGTAGTTGACAGGCAGATTGCAAGAATAGGAGCGGGAGCGTTCCAGAAAGCGTGGCGGCGGGAGAACCCGACAGGCAGGGCCGTGCTGTTAACTCCGCACTATGATGTTGTGGACTGGTTACAGCCCGATTGGATTATAGACACAAAGAACAAAACATTTGAACGGGGGAATCCCCGGCGCAGGCCACCGATTGAACTTGAAATACGGAAGGTCGACGGAAGTTACTGGCGATATTTTGAGCCGCATTATTATTTGAAACTGCCAAGACCTATTGCAGCAGAATATTTCATTGGAACAGTAGACGGAGAGCTTGCATGTCATATGGCTGTATGTCCGTGGTTCCATCTTAACGGATACCGGGCAACAAGACTTGTGACAATGCCGGAATGGCAGGGCGCAGGAGTAGGAACAAGGTTCCTTAATGCTGTGGCAGAGTATCACCTTGAAGGGAACGGAAGAAGAAACAGAAAACTTCCGACATTCTTCCACACTTCGCATCCGCAGCTATGCGATGCACTGAGGAGAAGCCATAAATGGGTTCAAGTATCAGCGAAGCTATACGGAGACAATAAGACACGAAGCAATAAATCACTAACGAAATCAGCAAAGAAGAAAGGGTTCAAGGAAATTGGAAGCGGCTATGGCGGCCATTTCCGTGCCGTACAGGGCTTCAAATACATTGGAGAGGGTGTAATGCCTTGAAGCAAATAAAAACCGTTATACGGCCAATTAGCGGCGCCACACAGTTTGATAGTGCTGTGAACAGACTGCTCCAGGAAGGTTGGGAGCTTAAGACCAGGAAAACAATTAACGCACACGGAGATATATCGGAGGCATTCAATATCCCTGTGTGTCAGATTTTATATGCAGAACTTGAAAAGGAATGCACAGAGAAGTTTGAGGAAGTGACATTGTAAGGAGGGAATACAGATGGCTATGCCGGGCGGAAATCCGAAAAACTTAATAGTGCCAACCTCGGAACAAGCTCGGATAAATGGAGCAAAGGGTGGACGAGCCTCAGCGAACAAAAAGAAGCTGCTCAAGTCGTTCCGGGAGCTTGATGTTGAGAACACGAGCAACGAAGAGCGGATGAAGATGCTCGCAAAGGTTAAGCAGATGGCGGAGCGTGGAAACCTCAATGCAATCAAACTGTATCTTGAGATTATAGGCGAGTATGAAATCAACATAAACGCAACTGCGGATATGGAACTGAACATCAAGATAGATTACGGGGATGAGTAATGAACATAAATGTGCAAATGAATCCCTGCTTTAAGGAAGTTGACAGGAGCGCCAAAAGGTACATCGCTCTTAAAGGCTCTGCGGGCTCCGGTAAGAGCGTTGACACAGCGCAAAACTACATCCTGCGGCTGATGCAGGACAAGGGCAGAAACCTTGTGGCAATGCGCAAGTCTGATATCACGAACAGAGACAGCACTTTTGCAGAGCTGACGGGTGCGCTGTATCGCATGTTCGGAGACAAGACGGACCTCTACTGGAAGATTAACAAGAGCCCGCTTCAGATTACATTCAAGCCGAATGGCAATCAGATAATATTCAGAGGAATGAACGACGACAAGCAACGAGAGAAGCTGAAGTCAATCACATTCCCGAAAGGCAAGCTGACAGATGTGTGGCTTGAGGAGGCAACGGAGTTCACGCAATCAGATCTGGAAATCATAGACGACCGTTTAAGGGGCGAGCTTCCCGACGGACTGTTCTATCAAATAAGGATGACCTTCAATCCGGTTAGCAAAACGCACTGGATAAAGAAGGTCTTTTTTGATTTTGCAGATGAGAATGTGCTGACACATCACAGCACATATCAGATGAACCGCTTCATTGACGAAGCATACAGGCAGAGGATGGAGCGACGCAGACTTGTAGACCCGGACGGTTACAGGATATACGGACTCGGGGAGTGGGGAGAAGTCGGCGGGCTGATTCTGTCTAACTACATCATTGAGGAATTCGACACATCACCGGAGCGGTTTGATTATATGGTCAATGCTCAGGACTTCGGATTCAATCACGCAAACTGCATCGGAGAGGTTGGATTCAAGGACGGCGAGCTGTACCTTTGTCAGGAGCTGTATGTGTATGAGAAGGACACAGACGAGATTATTCAGATGGCAGAGGGAAGGTTCAGAAAGAACATCACAATGTGGTGCGATTCCGCAGAGCCCGACAGAATCCGAATGTGGAAGAAAGCAGGATATAGGGCACTTCCGGTAAAGAAAGAGCCCAACAGTGTCCGGGCGCAGATTGACCACTTAAAACAACACAGGATTCACATTCACCCCTCCTGCGTTAATACCATTAAGGAAATTCAGCAATGGAAGTGGAAAAAAGATGAAAAGACAAACACATACACGGACGAGCCTGTGAACTTCTTCGATGATGCAATGGCAATGCTGAGATATTCCATTGAAGAAGAACGCCGCACGTCACCAAGATTAAACAGAAAAATAAAAGGAGGCATTTAATGTTCCGATTAGCAAGAGACACGGAAATGACGCTCACACTTCTGAGCGAGTTTCTGACAAAACACGCCCATGAAGTAAAGAACAGGTACGAGCCGCTATACAATGCGTACACAAGTGACCACGAGATTCTGCACGACCCGGCAAAGCCAAAATATAAACCTGACAACAGAGTTGTGGTCAACTTCCCAAAGTACATCGTGGATACGATGAACGGATTCTTTATCGGAAACCCGATTAAGATTGTTGCGGAAGACGAAGCTGTCGCAGATTATGTTGAATATCTGGACAGATACAATGACCAGGACGACAACAACGCAGAGCTTGCTAAGATATGCAGCATATACGGCAAAGGTAACGAAATGTATTACACCGATGAGGAGTCGGAGCTTTGCATCACATATTTAGATCCTAAAGAGGCATTCATGATATACGACGAGTCTATCATAGAAAGGCCTCTTTTCTTTGTGCGCAGATATGTAGACAGAGAGGGCTTCGAGTATGGGAGCATATCGGACGAAACGTCGGTGCGGAACTTCAAGGTGACAGGCGGGCTGAGATGGCTCGATGAATGGACGCCACATTATTTCCCGGGTGTTCCTGCAACAGAGTACGTGGAGAACGGAGAACGTCAGGGCATATTTGAACCGGTAATGTCGATGGTCAACGCCTACAACAAGGCGATATCGGAAAAGGCGAACGATGTTGACTATTTCGCAGATGCTTATCTGAAAGTGCTTGGCACAGCCATAGACAAGGACGATGTGCAATTCATCCGTGACAACAGAATCGTAAACTTCGAGGGTGACGGCTCAGACAAAATAATCGCAGAGTTTATGGAGAAACCTAATAGCGATACAACACAGGAAAATCTGCTTGAAAGACTTGAACGGCTTATCTTCCAGATATCAATGGTGGCCAACATCTCTGATGAGAACTTCGGAACATCCTCCGGCATTGCAATGAAGTACAAGCTCCAGTCAATGTCAAACCTTGAGAAGACAAAAGAAAGAAAGTTCACTGCCGGAATGAACCGCAGATATCAGCTCCTGTTCGGGCATCCCGCTTCAAAGGTTACTGCTGATGCGTGGATTCAGCTCCAGTACAAGTTCACTCCTAACATTCCGGCAAACCTTCAGGAGGAAGCGCAGATTGCATCACAGCTTGATGGAATTGTGTCGCATGAAACACAGCTTAAGGTTGTTTCAGCCGTTGAGGATGTCAAGGGCGAACTGGACAAAATCGAGGAAGAAAACAAGCCTGTTTTGACGCCTGTTGACAGGCAGATGTTCCCGGACGAGGAAAAGGACAATGTTTAACTTGCAGCTATTTGCATCGGCTGACTACTGGCGAAAGCGAGAGGAGCAGAACCTAAAAAGCAACCTCAAACAGGAGGCCGAATACGACAAGGAAATTGAGCGCATATACAAGGATATGCTCGATGCCACGCAAAAGGAAATAGACGCCTTTTTAGGCAAGTATGCTGATGCGGAGGGCATAACCCTTGCCGAAGCTAAAAAAAGGGTCTCACAGCTCGATATAGAGGCTTATGAGCGCAAGGCAAAGAAGTATGTCGAAGCCGCTTCACAGGATAGAGCGAACACGGGCAAGACAAACAAGCGGGCGTTTTACTTCTCGAAGCGGGCGAATGAGGAGATGCGGCTTTATAACCTCACAATGAAAGTAAACCGCCTTGAAATGCTGAAAGCCAACATCGGGCTTGAACTTATCAAAGGCCACGCAGAGCTTGAAACATTTATGAGCGAGATCCTGCAAGGCAGGACGCAGGAAGAACTGGAAAGACAGGCGGGAATACTCGGAAAGAGCATCAAGAACAATGCGAAGCTGGCAGATACAATCGTCAATGCGTCGTTCAAGAACGCTACATTTTCGGACAGGCTTTGGATGTACCACGACCAGATGAAAGCGGACCTGTCGAAGCTCCTGCAAAGCGGAATGATTCAGGGCAAGAACTCAAGACAGCTCGCAAAGGACCTGAGAAAGTACTACTACGGCCCCGAATACCTAAAGAACGGCAAGAAGGGTGCCGTGTACAACACAGAACGGCTGATGCGCACGGAGCTTGCGAGAGTGCAGACAGAGGCACAGCGGCAGAGCTTCGAGAGAAACGGCTTCACGGAGTACACATTCCTTGCCCTTGCTGACTGTTGCGAAATATGCGCTGAAATAAACGGAAAACACTTCAAGGTAAAGGATATGATGCCTGGTGAGAATGCTCCTCCGATGCACCCTCATTGCCGGTGCAGTACATCAGCTTATGAGGACAGCAAGGAATATGAAGCGTGGCTTGATTATCTTGAGAGCGGCGGAACTACTGAGGACTGGAACAAGTTCGGCAAGGCGAATTGGAAAGGAGAACAACATGGCCTGTAAAAAGAGAAAGGGAAAGAAAAAGAAATGAAAACAATGCAAGAATATTACGCATACAGAATCAGAACGGGGCAGATGACCATTGACAGTGTCCCCGAAAAATGGAGAGCAGAAGTTGAGAAGCTGTTGGGGATGACCGAAGAATGATAGAAATACGCCAAGACGGCAACAGAATCACTGTCAGAGGTCACGCAGAATATGCGGAACACGGCAGAGATATAGTGTGTGCGGCCATATCGACCCTCTCGCAGGTGTTTGTGGCTTCTGTGGAGGAATTGACCGCCGCACAAATAAAAACCGCTCAAACAGGCGGATATATGGAAATCGTTATTGAAGAGTCAACGGAACGTGCGCAAGTTCTGCTTGATTCTTTTTTATTAGGCTGTCGGATGATATCCGACCAGTACCCGGACAATGTTCGGGTTTTTTTAATGTCCAAGCTATGACGACATAAAAAGCATTAGGAGCAGGGCAGGCGTGGAACCCTTAAAAGCTACGGAAAACAAGCGTTAAGTTTCAAAAAACGGAGGTAGAAGAATGAAGAAACACTTACTTGATTTACAGCTCTTTGCGGATGAGGGAGCTGACGGCTCGGAAACTCAGGAGCCTGCAAACCCAAACAAGGAGACCAAAGAGGCAGAGGAGAAAGAGAACGAGCCGAAGCCTGAGAAGAAATACTCGGACGATGATGTGGACAAGATTCTGAACAAGAAGTTCGCTGAATGGGAGAAGAAGAAGCAGAAAGAAGTTGACGAGGCAAAGAAACTGGCGGATATGAACGCAAAGGAAAAAGCCGAGTATGAACGAGACAAGCTGCAGAAAGAGCTTGATGCGCTCAGGGAAAAAGACTCCCTGTCAGAAATGACAAAGACAGCCCGCAAGATGCTGTCAGACGAGGGTGTAAGTGTTTCTGATGATGTACTGAGCATGATTGTCTCTACAGATGCGGAAAAGACAAAGGCGGCAGTTGATGCCTTTGCAAAAGCATTCAACGAGGCAGTTGAAGCGGCAGTAAAAGAGAAGCTGAAGGGCAACCCGCCAAAGAAGGGAACCGGCGGCGGCGCTCCGATGACGAAAGAACAGATCCTTGCAATCAAGGACAACGAAGCACGTCAGAAGGCGATGCTCGAAAACAGAGAACTATTTAATTTTTAGGAGGACACATAATGAAAAAGTTTGATTTACAGATGTTTGCAGTAGATGCAAAGACAGTTAAGGAGGCCGACCTTGCAAAGGTAAGAGACGTTGACTTCACAGAAAGATTCTCAAAAGGAATCGACACTCTTATGGCTATGCTGGGTGTTACAAGGAAGCAGGAAAAGAGAGCCGGTGAAGTTCTCAAGGTATACAAGGCAACAGGAACTCTTGAATCAGGAGTAGTGGCAGAAGGTGAAGTAATTCCGCTCTCCAAGTATCAGACAACATATGAGGCCATTGGCGAAGCCGTTCTGAATAAGTGGAGAAAGGTTACTACTGCTGAAGCCATCTCCTCAAAGGGATACGGACAGGCAGTCAACGACACAAACGACAAGATGCTCAAGGACATTCAGAAGGGTGTTAGAACTTCATTTGTTAATTTCCTTGCAACAGGTACAGGCGAAGCTGCAGGAACAGGACTTCAGGCAACACTTGCACAGGCTTGGGGACAGCTCCAGGTACTCTTTGAAGATACATCTGTTCAGTCTGTTTACTTCATGAACCCTCTCGATGTTGCTGACTATCTCGGAGGTGCACAGATTTCAACTCAGACTGCATTCGGTATGAGCTACATTGAGAACTTCCTGGGACTCGGTACAGTAATCCTGGCATCAGATGTTCCAAAGGGCAAGCTTTATGCAACTGCCGCTGAAAACATCGTGCTGTACTACATCCCTGTTACTTCAGCAGATATGGCACAGGCATTCGACCTGACATCAGATGCAACCGGACTTATCGGAATTCACACTGGCCCGACTTACGACAACCTGTCAGCCGAAACAGTAGCCGCTTCAGGTGTTGGCCTGTTCGCAGAAAAGCTCGATGGTATCGTAGTAGGCACTATCAATCCGGCAACAGGAGCATAAGGAGGTTAAGCAATGGCTTACAAGGTAATTAAGCTGTTCACTGACCTGCACGACAACGATTATCTCTATAAAGTGGGGGATACATTCCCCCGCAAAGGGATATCGGTTACAGAAGAGCGCATCGCTGAACTGTCAGGCAGTGACAATAAACAGCACACTCCACTCATTGAGAAGGTGAGCCGAAGAGGAATAAAGCTTCCGGTAAGTAGGAGGTGATATCGTGCTTGACAAGTTGAAACTTATGCTTGGAATTGAGGAAGCAGACCTTGACGAAAAGCTGTCGCTCATTCTCTCGGGCGCAACCTCAAGGCTCAAGATACTGCTCGGGGGCACAGAACCGCCTCAGGAGATGGAACACATTATCCTCGATGTGGCAATAGCACGGTTTAACCGCATCGGCTCCGAAGGGCTTACGGGTCATACTGTTGAGGGTGAGAGCCTGACATTCACTGAAAACGACTTTGACCAGTTTTCAGATGAAATACAGGCGTGGCTTTCCTGCAACAGCGAGAGCCGGGGAAAGTTGAGGTTCATATGAGATATGATACACCGATATATTTCCAGCATTACGGCAAGCCTGAATATAATCCTGCTACTGGTGATTATGAGCAGAGCCCTCCTGTTGAGCATAAGAGATACGCTTCGGTGACTGACTCGGGCATCGAGGTAATGAAGCTCGTATATAGCGACATAAAGCAGGGTAGCAAGGTGATACGGCTCCAGCGTCCATATACTGGAGCCTATGACAGCATCCGCATCGGGGATGAACGCTACCACGTGGATATGAGCCGCAAAGGCAAGGTCTATATCGTAAGCGAGGTGCAGTGATGGCTAAAATCAAATGGGAAGGCCTGGACAAGCTCCAGAAGAAGCTCAAAGAGAACGTCACAATGAACGACGTCAAAAGAGTCGTCAGGCAGAACGGGGCAGAGCTGCAGCAGAAGATACAGGAAAAAGCGGAATTCACGAAAGGCTATCAGACCGGGCAGACCAAAAGAAGCGTAAACCTTGAGATTAAGGGCGGCGGCTTCACAGCGGAGTCGGGCCCAACTACCGAGTATTCCCCGTATGTTGAGTACGGAACCCGCTTTATGGACGCACAGCCTTTTGTCCGTCCTGCACTTGAGGAACAGGCATCGAAGTTCAAGAGAGATATGCAGAAACTTGTGAGGTGATTATATGGACGTACAGCAGGCTGTATTCACGCAGTTAAAGGTTGATATTGAATCGCTCGGATATGACGTATATGACGGTGAATTGCCGTCTGAAGGCACACCGTATCCGTTTGTGTATCTCGGCAACAGCAATCAGAGCGACAACAGCACTAAGGCAGGTAACATCGGGACGGTCTCGCAGATGATACACGTGTGGCATAACGATGTACAAAAGCGGGGCACGGTCTCTGCTATGCTTGCGGATATCAAGGATGTTTGCAGAGAACTTGAGCGCAAATATCCTGTCATATTGTCGGGGATGACACAGGACATCCTGCCCGACAACACAACAACACAACCATTACTTCACGGCGTTTTGACCGTGAATTTATTGTTTTAGGAGGTAAACATGAAGAAACTTGATTTACAGATGTTTGCGAAACCGGTCAGCGGCAAGAAGATTGTATATCTGTTCAGGGTGTTAGATTCTGCCGCAACCGATGACGCTGTGGCAATGGCATTCACAACAGAGAACACAAACACAATCTCAAAAGACGCTGATTCGACGGTAACAAAGGACGGCACAATCAGAACTCCGGGCGGAGCTGAAATCGAAATCACAGCAACAGCACTTCTCGCACAGGGTGATACGCTGTACGACAAGCTCAAGGCGGCAATGATTGCTGATAAGCTGGTTGAGGTCTGGGAGGCAAACCTTGAGGAGCCTGCCGATAGTGGCGAAAACAAGTTCAAGGGTATGTACTACCAGGGCTATCTGACAGAGTTCGAGAAGACTTCAAACGCAGAGGATTATGTTGAATGTTCAACCACTTTCGCAATCAATGGCACCGGCGCAAGCGGAGATGTTACTGTAACGGCTGCACAGCAGGAAGTAGCGGCTTATGTCTTCACTGACACACAGAAGACAGGCGCATAACTAACAACGGGGTGAAATATCCCCGTTTATTTTTTTAGGAGGAATAAAAATGCTTGAATTAACAATCAATGAACAGGTTTACGAATTTAACTTCGGAATGGGCTTTATGAGAGAGATTAACAAGAGAGTGGGAACTCCTGTTGATGGTCTTCCGGACATAAAGAAAAACATTGGCTTGCAGTATTACATTGCAGGAGTAATGGACGGCGATGTTGAGTCGCTCGTTGAAATTCTCGATGTTGCCAACAAAGGACACGACCCGAGAGTGACGAAGAAGCTTCTTGATGCGTATATCGACGACGAGAGAACAGACATTGACGAGCTTTTCGACAAGGTGATGGTTTTTTTATCGAAAGCGAATGCTACCAAGAACACAGTGAAGAATCTCCGGACAGCGATAGAGCTTCAGAAGGAACAGAACCAGTAACATTCGATGAGGTGTATCGGGAGGTTGCTCTTAATTGCATCCGCTTCCTGGACTACAAGAGCCTTGAGGAAGTCGACAGGCTGACCATTGCAGAATACAAGCTGTTAATGGAGGGCGTAAGGCTGAAAGAGATTGACAAGGATTATCGCAATCACCTGCAGGCATTCCTTAATTTCTCCGTCAGATCTGAAAGAAAAGCGGGCAAGGGTAAGAGCAAACCGGTATACACGAAATTCAAGCAGTTTTACGACTATGAAAGAGAGCTTGAAAAGGTCAATAACAAGAAAAAGAGCCGGTTCGAGGGAATCGGCAAACTATTAGCGAAAGAGAGGTGAAAACATGTCAGATATGTCCGTAAGGGCGATATTATCAGCAGTTGACAGGGGTTTCTCCTCAACAATGAAGCAGGCGATGGGTATTGCCGGCAAACTTGACAAGAAAACAAGCAGCTTCATGACCGGAATACTGCAGGGCGCAGGACAGCAGGCTTTTTACATGTTGGCTGGCGGCTGCAGGGAGCTTGTATCGGAGATAGATGCATCGAATGTGGCTTGGAAGACTTTCGAGGGCAATATGCGAATCCTCGGCAAGAGCGATAAGCAGATAGGCAAGGTCAGAAAGTCTATGCAGAAATACGCAGAGCAGACCATCTACAGTTCATCCGATATGGCGTCCACATATTCACAGCTTGCGGCGGTTGGCGTCAAGTCAGCGGATAAACTGGTAACAGGCTTCGGCGGTCTTGCGGCTGCGGCCGAAAATCCACAGCAGGCAATGAAGACACTTTCACAGCAGGCTACACAGATGGCAGGAAGACCGAAAGTCGCTTGGCAGGACTTCAAGCTGATGCTTGAGCAGACTCCTGCGGGTATTGCGGCCGTAGCAAAAGAGATGGGAATGACCACCTCCGAGCTCGTAAGCAAAATCCAGGCTGGCGAGGTCAAGACAAAGGACTTCTTTAATGCGATTGAAAAGGTCGGCAACAGTAAAGGCTTCACTAAGCTTGCGACATCGTACAAGTCTGCAGGGCAGGCTATGGACGGTCTGAAAGAGACCATCGGAAACAAGTTGACACCTGCATATGATGCGCTGTCTAAGAAAGCTATAGGCGGAATCGAGGGCATTATTGACAAGGTCAGCGAGCTTGACGGCGAAGAAATCAAGGATAAGGTTCTGGCGGGAATCGACAAGGCGATGCCATATTGGGAGCAGTTTAAGAATGTTCTTTCAGTAACAGGGACAGTGCTTAAAACTGTCGGAAAGTTCTTTATGAACCATTCGAACATTCTCTCGAAGGGAATTCCGATAGTTCTCGGACTTGTTGCGGCGTACAAGGGCTTTAAGGTCGTCAATACAGTTGTCGGCGGCGTTAAGAGCTTCGTTGGAAGTATAACCTCGCTTGCCGGAGGAACAGGAAGCAAGGTTGCAGAAAATCTCAATAAAACGGCAACAGCACAGCAGAATGTCGGCAAGGTTAGCCAGGCATCATCAACACAGATGATGGCATCGGCAAAGGCATTTATGATGATGGGCGCAGGAGTGCTTCTGATTGCGGCGGGCTTCGGAATCCTCGCATATTCCGCTATTCAGTTAGCGAATGCAGGGCCTGCGGCAATAGCGGTAATGGCAGGAATGGTCGCCGCTCTTGTTGGAGTCAGCTTCGCTATGGCGGCGGTACTCAAGTTCCTTGCACCAATGTCGGCACAGCTTATGCCTGCGGCTACGGCGATGCTTGCTATGGGTGCGGCTGTCGTACTCGTTGCGGCAGGATTTGCGCTGATGTCTTATGCGGCTATACAGCTTGCTAACTCAGGCGGTCTTGCAATAGGAGTAATGGCCGGAATGGTAGTAGCTATGGCAGGGCTCATGGTTCTTGCGGCTGTCCTCGGTCCCGCTCTTACGGCAGGGGCTGTTGGCATGCTTGCATTCGGTGCGGCTGCACTTCTTGTAGGTGCGGGCGTTGCCCTTGCGTGTGTAGGTCTTGCACAGCTTGCAGGTGTTCTGCCTATCATTGTGGCATACGGAGTACAGGCGGCGGGTGCTATTGTGGCACTCGGAGCCGGTATGACCGTATTTGCGGCGGGTGCGCTTCTTGCGGGAGCGGCATCACTTGTACTTGGCGCAGGGCTTGTTGTAGCGGGGGCAGGAGCTCTTGTTGCGGCGGCTGGCGTAACTGCTCTTGGTGCAGGAGTATTGGTGCTCGGCGCAGGACTTCTTTTAACTGCGGCAGGAGCTACCATGCTTGCGGCGGCACTTCCGACAGTAGCGGCGGGCGCAATGATGACTGGCGCATCCTTTACGATGCTTCTTGCAATGTCTGTGGCTCTTATGGCTGTAATGATTCCGCTCGGAGCTTCTATGACAGTATTAGGAGCAATGGCACTTGTAGCAATGGCGGGCATCCTCGCATTCGGTGTGGCAATGACAACCGGTGCGGCGGGCACACTTGTAATGGCGGCGGCACTTAAAGCCGTGAACTCAAGTATGAAGAGTATTGCAAGCAGTGCCAACAGAGCGAAAAGCTCCCTCACATCAATGAGGGGTGCTGTGAAGACTGTTGAAAGCGGATTAAACGCCATTGGAAGCAAGGCGAAATCTGCAATGAGCAAGATGACAAGTGCATTCAGCGGAGCGGCAGGAAAGGCCAAGTCTGCGGGCAACCAGGTCGGTAAGGGGTTCTCAAACGGCGTAAAGTCTGGAATGAACACTGCCAAGTCTGCGGCATCCGCAGGAGTTAAGGCTGTAAACACAAAGCTCAAATCGGGAAGCGGTCAGGCTCGCAGTGCCGGTGCAATGATATCGAGAGGCTTTGCGGCGGGTATGCGGTCTTGCCTTGCGCAGATCAGGGCGGCGGCAAATGAAATGGTTAACGCCGCAAACAAAGCAATCCGGGCCAAGGCTAAAATCAAATCACCGTCGAGGGTAACTAAAGCATTAGGCGGATACTATGGCGAAGGTTACGAGCTTGGTATTCTCGATATGGTCAGAGATGCCAAGCGTGCGGCAGAAAAGCTCGTTTCTGTACCAACTGCATCCGTTCCGGCGCTTGCAATGGCATACGAGGGCGGTCTTTCATCTGAGTATGACTATTACAGGCAGAACGAGTACAGAATTGAGGTACCGCTTACTATAGACGGCAGAGAGGTTGCCAGAACAACGGTTGACTACACTCAGGAGGAGCTCGACAAGAGAGAGAGACGAAATAACAGAAAGAAAGGAAAGGTTTAAGGGCGGCATATGTACATTTTCAGAGATGTTAATGAGGCTTTGGACGGCATAGCGCTGCCCTCCGAAGCCTTACAGATTAACGGCGAGTATATCGAGAACTTAATATCCGGATATACCACGCTTCACGTAAAAGGCAGAGAAGCCTTATCCCCGGAGCTTGAGACATTCGAGACAGGAGCGAGGGACGGAAGTACGCTGAAAAAACGGCGATTTCCCGCACGGACTATCACTGTTACCTATAAGTTGTCGGCGGAAAGCAATTCGGCGTTCAGAGAGGCGTATAACGCCCTTGCGGGGGTGCTTAATGTTGAAGACGCACAGCTTATTTTCAATGATGAGCAGGACAAATACTATACCGGCACACCATCGTCCATTGGAGAGGTTGAACCGGGCAGAAACAGTATTGTTAGCTCGTTCGATATCCTGTGTGTGGACCCGTTCAAGTATTCGCTGACAGAGTACGAGGTGGCGCCAACAGTTGACGACGGTTTAGGCTTCGTTATCAACTACAACGGCACTTATAACTCATTTCCGGAGCTTGAGGCAGATTTTTACCGTGAAGACGAGGCAAGCGACGACGGAGAAGTAACACTGAGCCTCACGGGTAACGGTGACTGCGGATATGTGGCTTTTTTCAATGACCAGGGCAAAATCGTTCAGCTTGGCGACCCGGAAGAAACCGACGGCGAATCACTCCCGAAATCGCAGACCCTTGTAAGCTCGGAGTTCAAGAAGACTTCCGCCTGGGGAACTGCGGCAAAGGCCATATGGAAAGTAAACAGCGGAGTTGTAACCAGTGGCACACAGACAGGAAGCCCCGGCATCGCAAAATCCGCTGATACTGAATACTACCTAACCGGCACGAGCTACGGCAGCGGTTCGTCCTGGCACGGTCCGTCTATTTCCCGGACACTTCCGGCAGATGCGGCAGGAGATGTGGGAGCAACAAACTTCACAGTGACGGTTAAGCATAAAATGTGCATCGGTTCCGGAAAGAACGACGTCAAACAGAAAGGCGCTTTTCAGTGTCTGCTGACCGATTCAGATTCAAAGATTGTTGCAGGATTCAACATATCCAAGAGTGCCAGCGGTAAAAAGGCAAATCTGCAATTCTATGTAAACGGCAAAACAAAGGACACTATATCCATAGACCTGTCCTACTACAACAAATACTTCGGCAGTAACAGAGCGGCAAACAAGAAGAAAAAAATCAAGGCTTTGAAAACCTGCAAGACCTCTACAATCACGAAGTCAGGCAACACAATAACCTTCAATGTCGGGGGCATTAAGAAGGTATACAGAGATGACGGCATAGCATCTACCGTATCAAAGAAATTAACTCTGACATTCTTTAGAGCCGGGACTTCTCCGGGGCTCAAGTACAACGGCATATACTGGGTAAAACTCGTCAAAGACAACTGCGACACATACCGTGACATCCCTAACAAATTCGGGGCAAACGACATTGTGATTGCAGATTGCAGAGAGGGTGAAATATACCTGAACAACACGAGGAGCCCTGAGCTTGGCGCACTGGGTAACGACTGGGAAGAGTTTTATCTGACTCCCGGAGTGAATCAGATCGGAGCGGCTTACTCCGATTGGGTGGCGGATGAATATGCTCCGACATTCAAGCTGAGGTATAGAGAGGTGTTCTTATGATTCTATACTTTGCGAATAGAGTAATGAACATACTTGGTCAGGCGTCAACGAAACTGCCAGAGGGGTTCGTCATCCTTGAGGACAGCAAGGTTGAGGATGTTGATACAGGTGTAGCAACCTTTGAGTGTAGAATAGGCTTCAACAAGGCAAACAGGCTACAGCTTGAGGATATGACGGAATCCGGCAATTACATTCTGCGGAGCCACGATAACGAGCAGGAATTCTATACCATCATCGACACGGAGATAGATACCAAGAATCAGGAAGTATATGTGTATGCAGAAGATGCGGGGCTCGACCTTCTTAATGAGGTTGTGGGCGAGTTTGCCGCAACGCAGTCCTATAATGCGGAATGGTACATAAACAAGTACACCAATGACAGCGGCTTTGAGATAGGAATAAATGAAATCCCTTCAACCGCAACAAGAAAGCTGTCCTGGGACGGAGAAGCGACCTGCACGGAAAGGCTCGCAAGCGTGGCAACACAGTTCGGCGGCTATGAGATTTCATATTCCTTTGACATAAAGGGTATGGAGATTCAGCACAAGTATATCAACATATACAAGAAGCGGGGCAAGAGCCTTGACGAAGAGCTTCGGCTGAACCGTGACATCGACAGAATAATTACAAAGAAATCCGTTGCAAATCTCGCAACGGCTTTTTATTGTACCGGCGGCGTCCCAAAAGGCAAGGACAAGCCGATTACACTTAGCGGCTACAAGTACGACGACGGAGATTTCTATGTCAGCGGTGCTTATCTGCGCTCAAGGAAAGCCAACGCCAAGTGGAGCCGCTATATCTGGAACAAGGAGCCGAACAGGAAGAGCACGGATTATGGGTTCATAGTCAAGCCTTATTCGTATGAGACCACAAGTCAGCAGACCTTATGCTCCCACGCAATCACGGAATTAAAGAAAGTCTGCGATATGGAGGTCAATTACGAAGTCGACATCAATACCCTGCCCGACAATATAAAAATCGGAGACAGGGTGAACATTGTTGACGATGCGGGCGAGCTGTATTTATCCGCAAGGATACTCAAACTCGAGACATCCGTGGTAAAGGATTCATACAAGGCTACGCTTGGAGAATATCTGATAAAAGATAGCGGCATCTCACAGCAAGTTGAGGCACTGGCGACGCAGTTTGCGGAGCTTGCGGCAAACAGGACTTTTTATACCTGGATAGCATACGCAGATGACGAAACCGGAACCGGAATCAGCCTTGACCCAACAGGCAAGGCGTACCTCGGCACGGCGGCTAATCAGGTAGTTGATGAGGTGAGCATAACAGACCCGACCATTTTCACGTGGTCGAAGATAAAAGGAGACCCTGGCACACAGGGTCCGCAAGGAGAGAATGGAACTGATGGAGAAGATGCAACTCTACTGCATATAGATTCATCAGAGGGCACAGTATTTAAGGACAATTCTGCGACTACTGTGCTGACAGCGACGATATTTAGAGGAGCTAACCGGATAACCAGCGCCACTACACTGGCGGCGGTATTCGGGAGCGGTGCCTATTTGCAGTGGAGGTTCAAAAAGGCAGGAGAGAGCAGTTATACAATCATATCTTCGGATGATTCGAGACTGTCCAATGGGGGCTTCACATTGACCGTATCAATGGCCGATGTTGACACCTCTATTACCTATTCTGCCGAGTTAATCACTTAACAGGAGGAATCTTATGGCAATTAAGGCAGTGGATCAGATAACCATCGTCGATGTGACCGACGCTTATTCGGTCATCTTAACAAGTGAAGCGTACACCTTTGTAGGGAATACATCGGGAGCTCCGTCGGGGCTCTCGTGCTCTACACAGGCAGTAGCGTTCTGCGGTTCAAATCAATGCTCCGTGGTGAATGTTACGGCATCGGACATTGAATGTCCGTCGGGTATTTCCGCAACAGTCACAAACAGCGGCACATCATCACCTACAATCACATTCAGGACCACGGCAACAATAACGGATGCCTGCGAGGCAACTATTCCTGTTGTGGTAGACGGAATCACGGTGAATAAGAAGTTCTCTTTTGCAGTAGCAAAGAAGGGAGCGACCGGGACGGCTGGCACCAACGGAACAAACGGCACAAACGGAAAGGACGGAGCCGCCGGAGCTGATGCAATATCAATGGCAATATCAAGCTCAAACGGAACCGTATTCAAGAACAATTCCGGCTCGACAGTGTTAACAGCTCACGTATACAAGGGCGGTGTTGAGCAGTCAATCACGGATGCCGGAGTGTGCGGCACGCTTGGTAGCGTCAAATGGTACAAGGGAGGGGATGCCACGGCAATAGCAACGGCAAAATCAGTAACAGTAAATGCGGCTGATGTTGCAAGCGCAGTAGCGTACACTTGTAAGCTGGAGCAGTAATGACTGTAAGGGCAAGCGCCACGGTCACGGTCTCGAAATACCGGGATATAACATCGACCGTGCGGTACTACAAATTGCAGACCTCGACATTGTCCGCTCCCGCAAAGCCCACAACAAACCCTCCGAGCGGGTGGAGCGATTCAGAGCCGGCATATTCGAGCGGCACATATACGTTATACTTCTGCGACCTCTCTGTTTTTTCGGATGGCACCTGGAGTTATTCGGCGGTCAGCAAGTCAAGCAGCTATGAAGCGGCAAAGGAAGCCTACAACAAGGCGGTTGAAGCGGCAAAGGTTGCAACAAACTTTATGCTTCTGACCGATGAGGACGGACTTGTCATCGGTAACATAACGGCGAATGTTCTCCGGGGCAACATACAACTAAAAGCAGAGACAAGCGGAGCATCAATATCACTTCGAGACGGCACGAACATTCTCGCAAGGTTCTCGGCAACAAATAAGTCGTTCACCGGCATTACATCGGCTGTGACTTCAACCTCGAGTGATTCAAGCTCAGAACAGGGGGAGGCGGGAAGCTCAAGCGGAACAATTACAGGTGCATCGCAGACAGTCACAAGCGGGCAGTCAAAAGACATCGTGAAGATTGAGAGCCTTAACCCTGTTTACTTTCCGCAAGGAATTACAACAGACGGGGTTATTGTCAACGACGACAGCTTGATATCCAATGTGGATTTCACTCTGAACGGCAGAATCTTTGATAAGAACGGCAGATCTGCATTCGAACCGTACACAGGAGACGGGAACCTGTCAATCGGATATGGGCGTTTCAAGGCCGCCACGGCAAGCAGTACGGACTGGAGCATTCTTTATGGGAATAAGGTCAAGCTCGCCACAAAAAACGGTGTATGGCTCACTCAGGACGGCTCAGTGGCATTTGAGACATACAATTCCAACGGCAACATGTCGATGGGCTACCACCTTTACAAGAAGGGCACCGGAGACTTGAATCTGTACGGCGGGGCTGACATCAATCTGCGAGCCAAAACGACATCCATTATAGACTCCACGGGAAGCTCCTGCTTCGAAGCTAAAAACGCTAACGGTAACACGGTTATCGGGTATGCCCGGTACTCCAAAGGCGGCAATACTAATATTTATGGAGGAACCGAAATAAATTTAGTAACCAATAGCGGAAATGTTGTTGCTAATTGTTCGATAATACCAGAGACAAATTCGTCGATGGCATTAGGCAAGTACAACGAGCTCGGATGGTCGAACATCTATATCGGAAATGCCAGCGGGGTGTATAACGGGCTTCGTGTTATTGTAGACGGCTCAAGTAAGAACCTATGCGGTAGAGACGGAGACGGACACGTTATCTTCGGAAATATTGACGGTGTAATGCATTACCAGGCTAAGAATGTTAACGCCTCAAACACCGGTAATGCGTTCAGAATCACTTCCGGGAATAACGACGCAAAGAACAACACAACTTCTATATGGCTATTCGGTGCGGCTGACTCCACATCCCGATATATCGGCTCTTATATGGCATACGACCGCACATATTCCTCTGCGGCAAATATGGTGGTTACTGGAAACGGAGTATTCGGGCGCAGTACATCATCATCTGAGCGATACAAAACCGATATAGAACTTGCCGACATCGGAGAGCTGAAAGGTCTTTACAGTCTGCCTGTCAAGCGGTTCAAGTATCGCAAAGACTACATTGCAGAGGATGACGAGCTGTACAACACGGATATATACGGCTTTATCGTGGAAGACCTGGAGGAAGTGCTACCGTGTGCGGTACAGCATATAGAATCTGACGACGGCACGAAACTGCCCGAGATGTGGAACAGTAACATCATCGTGCCGGCACTATTAAGTCTTATTCAAGACCTGAACAACAGAGTAAGCGTTCTTGAATGAGCATGAGAAAGGAAACTGATAATGACAATTAAAGCACAGGCATTGACTACCCTTGTAATTAACAAGGATGGCGAGGCAGGTCCGCAAGGCGAACCTGGAGCTGACGGCTATTCCCCGACAGTAACCACAGGCACATCATCAGACGGAAGCACTACGGTAACTGTTACAAACAAGGACGGTTCAACGACAACCGTACTTGTAGACGGAACAGCGAGAACTGGCGTTGATTCACTTAATGACACTGTATTCGGAGTACAGACTTTTGAGTATATCCTTGACGGTGTAACCATCCCTGCCCACAAAAGGGAAGACGGCACTTATTACTACATCCTCAACGATGAGGAAGTTACGGTTGCAGAAGCTGACCTTGTACACGATGCAGACGGAGAACTGACAAGCTATCAAGAGGGCGGCATTTATGAGGATTTGGACAACATTTCGGAGAACATTGGAGCAATAGACACAAAGGTCAAAAGCTTTGAT